AGAATAGATGACTGATGCTACTCGGATAATGGCACCTTCAATTCACCGTGCATACGGTGAATTATGACCAAATTAATCTGGATAATAGCTTAAATCGCTTCGCTCTTGATACAATTCAAAAAAGAAAAATATTGATGAGCGAGAGCGAATCAATAGAACTTCGCTAGAAGTTCTCCCTAAGGGATTACAAGTTTTGATCAGGCCAATCCCGGAACAAGGCGTGTTGAATGTCTCCGGATACAAACTGATTAAATGATTTATGTTTCACTTCTAGTTCGCCTTCAAGTGGTGCTACCCGTTTAAATGCTTCGTCCATTTGACCCATGTTTTTAAATTCCATAAGCAACATCCATTCAGGCATGTCTGCAATGCTGCGGAATCCCATTTTGCATCTAGTGATTCTGTAGCTTTCCATTTTGCCTTCGGAGACCAAGTGATCAAAAAAACTTTTCATTCCTGTGACCCAGTCAAGGTCCGAGATATCGCCTTCTTTGTTTGCCCAAATTGTGTACAAGTCCATGTTGTTCCTTTAAATACAATGTGAAGGTATTTAAATGAATATCACATTCAACCACAAATTTGGGCACCAGGAACAAGGCGAGTGTTTTGTATTTGACTGCGGGTTAACAGATGTTGCCCTAGAGGAATACGATCAGGCACTGGAACAGGGATTTTTAATCACAGTTCGAGCAGGACAACGGCATTGGTATCAGTGTCGCAGCACCCGTGTGGCCACACGTGACACCAACTACTCACTGTTGACGGGTGCGGCTGTGATGACTGCTCCACTACCTCTAACTGAAATGGATCACATCTACACAGCCTATTGCTATCACAAAAAGTTTCGCAAGTATTTTGAAGTGGGCGAGCACTTGCCGGAAGATCGATTCATTGAGTATCGGCTGAACGGAGACTTTGTGGCCTGGACCAAGCTGCGTCACTACACAGAGTCGGCTGTGGAAACTTGTTTGTTTGTGTGGGACTATGCAGCACCCGAAGCCAGACTGGGCGACACCAGCTTGGGGCATGAAATTGCCTGGGCCAAATCTGCTGGATATCAGTATGTGTATCTAGGTCCGGGTTATGAACGCAGCAGTCAGTACAAGGCCCGAATTTTGGGATTTGAGTGGTGGACTGGATCGGAGTGGAGTCGGGATGTGGAACGCTATCGCTGGCTGTGCAAGCGCGACAGCAGAATTAGTTCTGTCTCGGATCTGTACGATTTGCGAACAACAGCTTGAGATAACTCTCGGGCCAGGCATGATAAAACCCTTTGCTGGCCATTTGTGCAGCAGCTGAATCCAGCTTGCTGCGACTTTGACACAGGGCTAGAGCATAGGTACCCTGATTCATTGTGACACCATTGACAATTTCGGCATCTGCAGGGTGATCTTCCAAGGCCAGCAAATCTGCAGGCAACAACCATTCCTGATTGGCTGATTCTATGTGCTGGTGAAAATGCTCGTAGGGCCATTCGTTGGGATCATACACATAGATGATGACTTCGTGGGTGCCCATGCCCCACTGACTGCGGGTCTTGAGATCAAAGTAGGGATTGTGCCCAATCACAACTTCCACAGTGCCAGCCAAGCGAGCCTGGCGTGCATAGGGACAAGGCGGCCAACCACCCAGGGCCGGATGCGGGCGTTCCACAAAGGTTTCACTCCACTCAAGAATGTCAGCACGAACTTGCGCAATGTTTAACATGATGCTTCAGAAAAAGTTAAGTCCAGTTTTTTTTGTGGTCTCGAGATTGTCTTTGATCAGCTCGCCCACAATCTCACGCTCTTGACTGCTGAGTGACATGGCATGCTCGTAGGTGAGTCCTCCTCGCATGTACCATGTCATTTTTATCGCCTCCCGCCTGATGTCTTTGCATTCTTTTTCCATGTTTTCAACCATGGCACCAATCTGCTCATGGCTCATGGTCAGGAGGCGTCCCCGAAAAAATTTGTCATGTCCAGGGTAATGGGTTGATCGTATTCGTTGGTGCAGTCAGGGCAGCGCATCTTGAGCGGACGCAGTTCGGCTTGTGATTTGAGACCAATCACATGATCACGAATTTGGTTGAACAAGTTGCGATCACAGTTTTTCAGCATGTCTTCGATGTATTCAGTTTCGGTTACCAAGGCATCGGGTGTGCGCACAGATGAGATACTTTGACTCAAGGTCTTCACTGTGATTTCCGTGATCTTTTTCAGCGCATCGCCAATGGCTGTGAGTTGTTCTGTGTTGTTCTCGCCGTCAGCAGGCATGCCTTGCATGATTCGCTGCTGTTCGAACTGTGACTGATTGTTCTCATTGAGATTTTGATAGGTCATGGGACGGAAATTGATTTCTAGATCTCCGTAGCGCAGGGGCTGTGCATAGTCAGCTGCTTTCATTTGATCCAGCATGCCAGTGAGATTCACTCCGTAGCTGTTGGTGGTGCTGCAGGCTGGGCAAGTGGTATCCACATCCATGGTCTGTCCGTAGCTGGCAATGCGAATGGCCACCAGCAGGGTGTCAATGTCAGTGGCAGGCACAGCCCAGGCGTTGGTAATATTGGGCACACAACTTTGAATTACGCTGACCACAGCAGATCCGTTGAACAGGGCATCTGGGGTGCGATAGGTGATTTCGTCCATGGCAGTCATAGGGTATACCGGCAGCTCACCGTTGGGGGGCATGTTGATTCCGCCCTGGGGATAGTGCTGGCCTCCCGAAGGCAAGCGCACATAAATGGCGGGTTGTCTAAAATACTGCTTGAGTGGATTGTTTGAGATCATGGTCAAAACTCCTGGTAAATATAATTATGGCCGGCGAATACACCCCTGAAGAATTTCAACAAGCTGCGGATGCTTACAGCAAAGCCTTGATTTCGGGCATGGATCAAAACAGTGCTGCTTTCAAGCAATTGAAAGAAAATTTTGACGATGCCAACAAAGGCATCAAAAACTACACTTACACGATGAAGCAGGCCAGTCAGCAGCTGGGCAGCAGCATGTTGGCGGCGGGCAAGCAGATCACTAGTGGCGCACAAGGTGCTTCTGTGTTCAACGATGCACTTGGCAGCGGAGCCGACCTGCTTGGTAAATTTGTAAAAGACATACCGGGTATCGGGAAATATCTACAGCTAGCCATCAAAGCCGGTGCTGAGTATGTCAAAGCAGTCAACAAACAAAGTGATGCACTCTACAAAAGCTACCAAGAAATAAGTCGCACAGGTGCCATTGGCGCCGGCGGCATGACCGAGCTCTATCAAAACCTCAAGCAATTTGGTTATGCATAGACGAACTGGGCAACATGGGTGCCCTGTTGGCAGACAATGGCAAAAATCTAGCCTTGTTCAGCGGGTCAGTGAGTCGTGGTACTGGACAAATTGCTGAGTTGGCTCAAGGCGTAAAAGATTCAGATCTACGACGACAGTTCATGAATCTGGGACTCAGTGTGGATGCCCAGAATCAAATGATTGCTGGTTATGCCATACAGCAAGGTCGACTGGGGAAATCAACTGATCTTACCACCAAGGGCATGGCTGCTTATATTCGTGAGCAAGAAATCCTGACCAGACTCACAGGACAAAGTGCTCGAGAGATGCAAGATCAGTTTGAAGCTCAGCTGCAGATGGACGACTTCATGGCCGGCATCATGGACATGCCAGACGAAGCACAAAAGCAAGCCAAAATAGTTATCAATCAGTTGAGTGCCATCGATCCTTCGGGCAAGTTGGCTCGTGGATTTGCAGCCAGCATAAATGGACTGGGGCACACCACCGAAGAAGGTGCACAGATGTTTGCTGCCAGCAATGGCAAGTCACAGGAAGCTGCAATGGCCTTGGCCAAAGGTACACTCAGTGCTTCTGACTACCTGCAGCAGTACGGCGATGCTGTGTCACAAAATATTCCCACTATGAAAGGGCTCAGCAAGGTTGGTGCCAACTACATGGGAAATCTAGCAACCAATGTTCGATTAACTCAGCTGAGTGGCAAAGGATTTGCCAAGGTCTTTGACGAAACTGGCAAAGCTGTGGACAATGCTGCTGATGGGTTCGATGATGCCACAAATGCAGCCACTGAGATCAGAATAGCACAAATGGGTGCTCGTGACAGCATGGAAAACATGCTAGAGCATGGAGTCAAGCCAGTTACCATGGGCATGATGCTGTTGGCCAAGGCCATTGACAAATTGCTTTGGTTCTTGCCCGGTTCTAGCTCTATTGCAGATGCCAAAAAAGAACAACAGCGCCTTGAAACCGAGAGAGCCAAAGCAGCACAAGATCTTGCCACACGACAAAAACAACTAGCAAGTGGAGACACTGGAACCAAGGCAGATACAGGTCTGGCTCGAGCCACAGCGGCTCTTGCAGGTCAACAAACCAACATAATCAATGAAAACGAAAAAAAGCTCGAACAATTAAAAAAACAAAACGACGCCGCCGAAGCCGAAACTCGCCGCCAACTGATTGCAGCAAAAGCCGAAGAAGACAGAATAAAAATTGAAAAAGAGGCAGCTGAAGCTGCTGCTGCTCGACTTGCAGCAGAAAAAAAAGCCAAAGAAGACATAGAAAAAGCCCAAGCCGAACGCAAACGACTGGAAGAGCAAGAAATACTCGATGCCCGCGCTGCTGCTCAAAAGCGTCTAGAAGAGAAAAATAAACGGGCCGCAGACCGTCGTACTCCAACAACTGCACCAGCAACAACTGCACCTGCAACCACAGCACCTGCAACCACAGCACCTGCAACAACTGCACCAACTACAGCACCTGCAACAACAGCACCTGCAACAACAGCACCAACAACAGCACCAGCAGGAGGTGGCAGCGCAGCACCAGCAGGAGGTGGCAGCGCAGCACCAGCAGGAGGTGGCAGCGCAGCACCAGCAGGAGGTGGCGCCAGCGGAGCCACACCTCAGGGCCCTCAATCCAGTGGTTTGTTGGGTACAGTTCCGACTACAGTGACGGATAGCTTGTTAAATTATATCAGGTCCACTGAACGTTTTACACCAACTGCATTCTGGGACAATAAACAATGGACCAACGGTTATGGTACCAAAGCCAAGTATCCAACCGGAGGCCGTGATGATACAGGACCAAAGGAAACAATTTCACAAAGCGAAGCTGAAAGTCGTTTTATCACATATACCAATAACGAAGCACGCAAAGTAGGCAACTTTGGACAGTCAAAGAAATACAAGTGGGGACAAAATCAAGTTGATGCATTGACTTCATTTATATTCAATGGTGGGTCTGGATGGCTTGGACAAGTAACTAAGGGCGGCACCCGAACAAATGCTGAAATAGCCGACGCTATGCTTTTGTATAATCAATCCGATGGAAAAGAATCATCTGGGTTAATTAAACGAAGACAACAAGAAGCGGCTTGGTTTAAAACTAATATGGTATCAGCAGCTGATGGTGGTGCGTTTTCTGGTCCCCGCAGTGGATATCGAGCTGTGTTGCACGGACCCGAAGCTGTGGTTCCGCTACCTGATGGTCGCACCATTCCAGTTACCATAGCAGGGCTGGCAGAACACAATGAACGCTTGTCTCAAGTGTTGAGTGCCATAGAAACACGCCTGGGCGGCAACAGTGGCACTGGCATCACGGTGTCAGACACCCTGCTGAGAAAAATGGATGATCTCATACGAGTGGCGTCAGATCAGCTGGGTGTGTCGGGCAAGATATTAAAAGCACAGGCATAATTTCAAGGTAAATATCACACGATGGCATGGCGCAAATACTTCAAAGTTGCATCCGCAAACGGTGAACTCAGTCCCATTTCTGGTCAAAACCAGTTTGGGTTGACCGGCTACGGTCGTCAAACCGGCAGTCAAAGTGCTGCGGCAGCCGCCAGTGATTTCAGCTATCGAAACTATGCATCACGCTTGCCTGAAGTGTATTCGGGGCATCCCAACCGTGTGGAACGCTACAATCAGTACGAAAACATGGACATGGATTCGGAAATCAATGCCTGTCTAGACATCATTGCTGAGTTT